ACATTAGGATGGTCTGCTACACAGGCAATGGCGACCATGACAGAACTGCTAGCAAGTAAGTCACAACACGTCAGGCTTGAAGCCGCTAGGGACTTGATGGATAGAGCAGGATTTAGACAGGACACAAACAACACTCCGTCTACTGCGGTACAGATTAACTTCAATGTTGACTAGGGGTCCCATCTGTCAATATGCTCGTCACAGAGACGACCTTAAAAAACAGAGCGTCAACATACAGAAGGTAAATCACACTCACGATATTTTTTTTAAGCCAAGGAGACGAAAATGGGTGAATCAACATCAGAAGGTGGCGTAGACAAAAGCGGTTTCATACAAGACAAGAGATCACGAGCAGAGGCTAGAGCAAGAGCTGACGCACAGAGCAGAGCTAAGTTAGAGAGAGCTGGCAAACGATCTGGTTACGGTAAAGGTATTTATGAAAGATCGAAAACCGTTACTCAATCTCGTCAAGAGCTTGCTGACAGAGATTTGAATCGAAGGGCTACCGATGGTCAAGTTTCTCAGAGGAACCAGCAATTGCCATCTGTCGCTGGTGCAGCTATGAGAGGTATAAATAATTTTGGCAAAAGCAGAGCCAAAGATATTCAGGGTAAAATAGCGGCTGGTGGTACTCGTGTTTACGATGAACGTGGTCGTATTCAAGGAGTAGTTTCTACTGCCAACACTATTTTTGGGCCTCAACAGGTTTATACTGGATCTGGTAGTTATAATCCAAGGGATACTGGTGCCAAGATTGGAACGATTACTGGTGCTAGAGATGGAACAAAGGGTTATCAAAGCAAAGGTCCTGCTGAATTCGGTGGTGGTATTAGTGACGATGAATCTAATGTTCCTGTTATGAGGGACTCTACTGGATCGACATTATCTGACACAAAGATGAGCAGTGCTGCCAAGAGTAAGGCTGTTAGGAACATGGCCGCTTCTGGGACTGCTCTTGCCCAGAGACAGTTTTTGAAGACAAGTTAATGAAGCTTGACTACAACCCTCCGGGGCCAGTTGCCAAAACTTTTATGAAGGACAAGTCTTTTGTTCGTGGTATTCGTGGCCCTGTTGGATCTGGGAAGTCTGTTGCTTGCTGTATGGAGTTAATGCGTATAGCGGTTAATCAGAGTCCTAATAAATCTGGTGTAAGGAGAACAAGGTTTGCTGTTATTCGTAATACGAATCCACAGTTAAAGACCACAACAATCAAAACTTGGCGTGATTGGTTCTCCGATGAGGTAGGGAGGTTTGTTTGGTCGCCTCCTTATACTCATAATATTTATTTTGCATTAGCCGATAAAACCATTGTTGAGTGCGAAGTCATCTTTTTGGCTTTGGACAAGCAAGAGGATGTAAAGAAGCTTTTGTCTTTAGAGTTGACTGCCGTATGGGTCAACGAAGCCAGAGAAATCCCAAAGAGTATTATAGATGCTTGTACCATGAGATGTGGTCGCTTTCCCTCAATGAGAGATGGCGGTCCTAGTTGGTATGGTGTCATTATGGACACAAACTCTCCTGATGAAACCCATTGGTGGGCAATTATGTCTGGTGAAGCTCCTGCTCCTGAGTATATGTCAGATGATGAAAAGCTATTGCTTGTAAAACCTGATGACTGGACATTTTTTTCTCAGCCGCCAGCTATGAAGGAAATCCTGGACAAGGAAGGTAATCTTACTGGATATGAAAAGAACTCCAAGGCAGAGAACCAAGAGAATCTACAATCCGATTATTATGATAAAATTATTCTTGGCAAAAGTTCGATGTGGGTCAAAGTATATGTCTTGAACCAATATCAATCATTGCTAGATGGCAAGCCTGTCTATCCAGCATTTAGAAAGGAGACTCACGTTGCGAATTCCCCGATACAACCCATACAGGGTAAGGACGTTATCATCGGTATTGACTTTGGAAGGACGCCATCGGCAGTTTTCTCCCAACAGACCACATTTGGGCGTTGGATTATTTTCCACGAAGTCATTGGACAGGATATGGGAGCTGGACGATTCTAAGTTTATTGGTGATCCTGCTGGTAATCAGATGGCACAAACATCCGAGCATACGCCGTTTATGATACTTAGGGCTGCTGGCATTACAGCCTATCCTGCTCCTAGCAACGATATACAAATGAGGATCGAGTCTGTTGAATCTGTACTAAACCGTATGACTGATGGAACTCCGTCACTTACCATTAGTCCGACTTGTACAGTTTTGATTTCTGGGTTCGAAGGCGGCTATCAGTACAAAAGAACTTACAATATGGGTCGTGAAACACATGATGACCGTCCATCAAAGAATCGTTTTTCTCATATACATGATGCTTTACAATATGCAATGTTAGGCGGCGGTGAAGGAAGGAGAGTTATTCTCGGTGGAAGATCAACACTTTCCCCTACAACCGCTGAAAGGGCTGGAAATCCTTTCTCACGAATGAAATTGAGGAACAGCCGACAGAATAGACCACGATTAAGCCAAGTTAGATCGCTATGAAATGGATAATTTGCTTCCACGAATCAAAAAATATAGGTATATGGAAGTTATTTACACGTCATAGACCTAAGTTTGGTCATGTTTTTGCTGTTTATTACGATGTTAAGTTAGATGCTTGGTCTAAAATTGAGTACACAACAAGAGGTTTTAACCTTATGTGGTTTAGAGGAGAGGATGCAGATTTTTTAATCTATGATTTGGTAAAAAATTGCATTTGTATTGAAGTAGAAGACAACAAGAATCCTACTTTTCTACCTCGTTGGTTATATTGTGTTAGTTTTATTAAGCACGTTTGCGGTATAAGTAAGCCTTGGATATTAACACCCTATCAATTGTATTGTGAATTGCGTAATAGTGGTGGAAAAGCCATATTTATAGATAATTAGGAGGCTGATATGGGATTTGGAAGTTCTGCACCACCGCCCGATCCAGAATTGGAAGAAAGGCGTGCGGCTGAAAAGAAGCGTGTTGAAGAAGAAAGACGCAAAGCTGAGGCCGAGAAAAAAGAACGTGAACATGTTAGGTCTAGTAATCTTTATGGTCAACGTTCTCTTCAAGATGAAGAGATGGATACCAATCAAGGTTTTAGGACTATGGGTAAATCTGGCTCAATAAGGATGTAGCTATGTATGATGGCAATTCTTCTCCCCCTGTAAGTGGTGGGGATAAAACCATAAATATGGTTCTTGATAAGTTTAAGAAGGCCAAACAACGTTGGAATTCTTGGGCTGATATATGGGAAGAATGTTATGATTACGTTATTCCCCATCGTGAAAGTTTTTATCAAGAGTCTGCTGCTCAACGTAGAACTGAAAATATTTATGATGAAACAGCCGTTGTAGGTCTTCCAAAGTTTGCATCTAGGCTTCAGTTAGGCTTCTTTCCACCTAACGGAAGAGCATTCCGATTAATGCCCGGTCCCGAGTTCCCTAAAGAACAAATTACCAAAGCTTTTCAGCAGCAACTCGATCAGATAACTGATCTTTTACATGAGGGTTTACGCAACTCTAATTTTAATGCTGAGTTACATGAGGGCTTTCAGGATCTTGGTCTTGGAACAATGAACCTACTTGTAGAAGAAGGTAGGTTTATTGGGGATCTTCATTTTACATCAGTACCCCCTACAAATCTTGCAATATTGCCAGGGTCACTAGACTCTATATCTGGTTGGTTCCGTTGGAATTATGATATGGAGCTTCGGGAAATACCGTTAAAGTATCCTAAAGCTAAGTTGTCTCAACAGATGCAGTCTCAGTTGTCTCGTAACCCTAATCGCAAAACAAAGATTGTTGAAGCAACTTGCTTGAATACAAAGAAAAGATATGAGGATGTATATGATTACTATCTAATATCTGAAACTGATAATCAGATTTTAGAACAGTACGAAATGAAAGGTCGTGGTTCTGTTCCTTGGATAACTACACGTTGGTCTAAATCTGGATTTGAAGTTTGGGGTCGTGGTCCTGTTTTGCAAGCTATGCCAGCAATCAAGACATTGAATCTCACAGTTCAGCTTATTCTTGAAAATGCTGAAATGGCTATATCTGGTTCTTTTGTTTATGATGATGATGGTGTTTTTAACCCTGATAACGTTACTATACAGCCCGGAACCTTTATACCAAGAAGCCCCGGCTCTAGAATAGATACCTTGCAAAACGCCGGAAGGTTTGATGTAGCGCAGCTTGTTCTAGATGACATGCGCCGAAATGTTAGAAAAGCACTTTATATAGATGAGCTGGATACAAGGCCAAATGCTAGAACGCCTCTTTCTGCTACTGAAGTTTCTGAAAGGTTAGCTGATGTAGCTAGGGATATGGGTGCGGTTGCTGGTCGTATGCAAAAAGAGTTTTTAACTCCGCTTGTTGAAAGACTTATAGCTATATATACAGCTCAAGGCTTGGTTGAGCTTCCAAAGGTTGATGGCAGGACAATAAGAATTGTTCCTGTTTCTCCTCTTTTAAGAGCGCAAGATCAACAAGACGTTTCTGATTTTGTTAGATTTCAACAAACCGTTGCTGGTACATTCGGTCCTGAGATAACAGCAGCACTATATAATCAGGAAGAAGTAATAAAGTTTTTGGCTTCCAAGTTTGGCATTAAAGAGGAGTTGTTAGCGGATTCACAACAAGTTCAGCAAAACGCCCAGTTGATACAGCAGTTAATGTCTGCTCAACAGGGTGGAGGGATGCAGTGAAGGAGAAAATAAATGTTTCGCCAGATGGTCGTGGATATTCCAAAGAAGTTGATAAAGATCTTAATAGTAAAGCCTTTGCGCTTTTTGGTTCAGGTATTGGAAAAGATTTCCTTCAGTATCTCGAATCTATTACAACGAATAACGTCTATCCTGCGGGGTCTGGAATAGAGTTTCTAGCTCATGCCGAAGGCGCAAGATGGTTAGTTGCAATTATTAAAAAGCGATGTGAAACAGGAAGAAAGCAAGGCGATGGCTAAACCTTCAAATCCAAAACTTTATGCAAGAGCTAAAGCAATAGTAAAAGCAAGAGTAAAGAAATGGCCTAGCGCATATGCAAGCGGCCAGTTGGTTCAGCAGTATAAAAAGATGGGTGGTAAATACTCGTGAGTCTCAAAAAATGGTTTAACGAGAAATGGGTAGATATATCAACCAAGAAAGATGGTAAACATCCTCCTTGCGGCAGAAAGATGGGTGATGGTAGGAAATACCCAAAATGTGTCCCCCAATCTAAAGCGAGGACTATGAGTTCGGCACAGAAGCAATCGGCTGTGAGACGCAAAAGATCTACTAACCCTAGCGGTGGTGGTAAAAAACCAACTTATGCGAGGACATGATGAAAGCTAAACCACTTACTAAACGCCAAAAAGAAACGATGAAAAGACACAAAGAACATCATACGGCTGCTCACATGAAACACATGACTAAAATGATGGGTCGTGGAGCTACATTTGGCGAAGCTCATAAATCTGCTATGAAGAAAGTAGGTAAGTAATGGCAAAAACTCCTGCATGGCAAAGAAAAGAAGGTAAAAGCAAGTCTGGCGGTCTTAACGAAGCTGGAAGA